CGTCAAGATCCAACCCGCACTTAAGCCGTAGCTTTCTCCGCATTAGTTTGCCTAGCCCAAGTTGGGCATAGACATTCATCAGCGGTTCGATCGCTATAGTTCGGTGCGTGACAGCGGTTTTGGGCACGAACGCTATACGGTTGCCAGGAACTAGGCTCATCTCCTCCCGTGTGACGAATGGCCAAAAGCCATCAATCTCACAGTTGGTCACTGACCTAGCCCATTGAGGCTGGCTTTGCACAAGCAGAGCCCCGATCTCCGCCATGTCATGACTGACAGACGGACTGACTTGCAGCTTGTCGTAAAGAGACGTTAAGCCTCTTGCCTCGGAGTGATTAAAAGCACCGGGGCCAAAACGACACGCATCGAGCCACTCGCGAGAGTTCACATGCGACCCTAAAACCCTCTGAACCTCCAAGGCAGCCGCTGTGATAGCGACCTCCACCTGGGGGCTGGCATTTTTGATGCCAGCACAGAGAGCTCTAAACCGCATGTTAGTCTCACCACACGAAACCTCCGCATCGAAGAATTTCTCCTTCGCTGTCACGAGAGGATCCACACCTTCTATCTCTAGAGGGGCCTTCTTAAGAAACGAAACGGCTTGGTAGTCGTCTCGAAACCTAGTTGGCAGGGAATAATCCCTTGGATTGACAGTCTTGCGAACAAGCTGTTCAACCTCATCGTAACGGAGCAAAAATCTCACAACTAAGTGAGATCGGTGTGTTGAGCGACTCAAACAGGTCAACGGCAACACTCTTCAGAGTCCCGGAGGGGGCCCTGAAGTCTCTACACATTGCGCGTAGAGTTCCAAAGAGGGCTCTTTTAGTAGAGTTTTCCCTCTGTCTGGTCAAGCAGCACCCTTGCTATCGAAGTGCCGTTGGAGCTTCCCGAGATTGCTCTCAGGATGGGCTCCAACAGCAACACCTAGATCATAGACGGAAACAGACCAACTAAAAGGTCCATTCCCGCCCTGGGGTCCAGGCTCAATAACAAGAGTATCACAAGGATTTTGAAGATCAAGATATACATCGAAATCTCCTCCTTGGAAATAGGTGCTGCGCCTGTGCGTAAGAACCGCTTGATAACGGTCCACAATCGCCCAGGCCTCCGTC